GGACAGAAAATGCATTAAAACACTTATTATTGTATGATCAAGCATTGGAAGGCATGCCTTATGCATTCACTACAAATGGTTATGAGAATAAGATGACAGAACTTAAACAAATAATTTATTCTACTAATGTGGGTTATTCAGAAAAATATGTCAGAGCTTCTGCAGATGCGCTATTCATGGAGCTGGGTTTGACAGAAGATTTAAAAGATTCTATCATAGACAAATCTGGTATTTTTAACAGTATAACAGTATTGAATAATATGAATAACTGTATGAATGAGCTTTTTGGGAGGGAAAAATCAACAATGATGGTATTGCAGTATTCATTAGACAATATAGAAAGAGTCACAAAAGTTAGTAAAATTGTTGAAGATTTCAAGTCAGGCAAACTTGTAATAAATGAATATGTTGACATGCTAATAAATACCAATTTATCAATAATAAATGAAGCAGTGAAACTGATCTCTGAGCAAGACTTATTGTTAAAATTTGGTATATCTAGAAAAGTACAAGTAGGTGATTTTAGAGAAATATATGTCATGGAACTAAAGACAAGAATAATGCAAAAGTTTATTGAGTCTTATATAATGGCATTGTGCACCTTGATTGACAGTGAATATATATCTAAAAATTCTGATACAAGACCATTAAAAGTTGAAGGGTTAATTAGAGATGTTTCCACTTCTGCAGATAAAGCTGATAAGATAGTAGTATATGAAAATGCAGACTGTTCCAAATGGGCTCCTAGTTCGACTTGTCAAGAATTTATTGCATTTATTGAACAATCTTCTGTATACTTGCATAGTGGCATGTGTGGTTTTATAGTACAATTCTTCAAGAAAATGCTTTTCAAAAAATTACAATTACCTCACACTGTTGTTCAAAAATTTAATGAGTACAAGTCATACATGGGACCTTTATGCGAGAAACACAGCTTGTTAGAATCAGTAATAGATTATCCTGCAAGCTTTATGATGGGCATATTCAATTATTTCTCATCTCTAAAACATGTAGCTAAATCGAGTTTACACAGAAAATTACTAACAATATCATTGGATGATAATATTGGATATCATGATTTAGAACATTCAGATGATTCATTCAAAATACACACTGCAGAAAGAATGTCAAGCATAAGGAATAG